TTGTATTTTTACCAATTAGACTTTTTCTGATTACAAATCTTTTAGTTGTTAGTGTGTTTGTTAAGTTTGACATAGTTGTTTAATTTTAATTAGTTATTTATTTATTTATATTATCTATTGTTGTTAGTATTTAGTTTGTGTAATGTCTATATTTTATAAGTATTAATTGATTTGATATTATTTAAGTTAATTAATTCGTCGATAAGAAATTGTTTGTCGTTATCGTTTAAGTAATTAGTAGTCGAAGTTAAGTAATATAATTCGTCGTTATTAAATGTTATTTCGTGTTCGTAAGTCATATTTATTTATTTTATTATTTATATATATATTATCTGGTGACAGTCGTATTAAGTTTGTGCACTCGCTAGCGTCGATGCTATACACGGCGGGCTGGGGCCGCCCAGCTATTTCCTAAATATTCTATGGAAATTGTTTTTATTATTTTGTATTATATATAGATAACAAACGCTAAAAGTTTTATTTTATTTACAAAAACGAAAGGGGCGGTGGCCTGTTTATAACTAATTTTAGTTTTGGCCGTCTATGTCGTAGAAAAGTTGCAACACCATGCCCCTATATTTGTAATGTGTTTTTTTTTAAGTGTAAATTACTTATTTACCATGTAATAATACTATATATGAAAGGATCACCAATTAGATTAAAACAAAAGTTATCACCTAAGGCTGCTGCTGCTAAGAAGCGTAGAGACATAGCTATGGCTAAGACTGCAGATAGAAAGCGTAAAAAAGCGCAAAACCAAAGATTAGGTCAAAGAAGTGATAGCGATATACATCACGGTCCTAAAGGCATCGTAAGAAGGGTGAGTGTAAAAAACAACCGAGGTAACTTTGGCCGAGGTACTAAAAACGAATAATATGGGATTTAAACTAAGAAAAAAATCTATAATACAAGGTACAGCTGGACATAGAAAAGAGTCTGCACTTAAAAATGCTGAAGACTTTACTGTGGCAAGAACAAGAGCTGACCAAGGTTTAATAAATCAAGCATATAGATATGGACAATCTATTAAGCCAAAAACAATGGATTTTGATTCTGTTGATTATTCTATAGACTTTGATTTTCCAGGACAAGATAATGATGATACTACTATAGAAGATCTTAAAGATAAAATAGAAGAGCTTGAAGGAAAGTTAGAAGAAACAAATAATGATCCAGATAATAATGACGATGACGGTGATGGTGGTGATCCTGTAAGAGGATGTACGAATCCTGCCGCTGCTAATTATAATAGAGATGCAACTGAAGATGATGGTTCATGTGTAGATCAAAATGGAGAGCCTATAGCATCGAACACAGATGTTGTTATGGATATACCAAGTAGTGGTCTTGCACAAACTAGTCAATTTGACCAAGGATTAATAAATATTTTAGATAGAAAACTAGCAAGTCCTGATGGTTTTAACAGTATTTACGGTAAAGATAGCGCAATGCAAAAAAAAGATGAAGAATACACTGGTGAGCTAGAAAAAAGACAAGGTTTAGGTCCTAGAGCTGAAAATAAAGATTTTGTAAGTGATTTAGAAACAGAAAAAGTACTAGATTCTATAGTTTTTAGCGGTGGACAAGGCGTAGAAATACTACCAAAAGAAAAAAGAGATCAATTAAGGAAAGATATTGCTAATATGACACCAAGTGAAAGAGCAAGATTTATAAATGAAAGAAAAAACAACTCTCCTGCACAAAAAAGAGACGATAGAATATATGAAAATGCTAGAAAAAATAGTATTTTAAGAAAAAACATGGAAAAACGTGGTTATATACCAAGAGAATTAAGATAAAATAGGGAAAGTCCCTACACCAAGTCAATATTAACCAAAAAACAAACCAAAATGACTTATTTATATTACAAAAGTACGACAAGTACGTACTCAAACAAACCGAATGAAAAAACTATTAACCAGTGGAAGCACATAGCTGACAAAAGTAATTGGAGAATTACGCAATTACCTAACGGTTTTTATCAAACTGAAGTAAATGATCCAGAAAATGATAAAAATTGGCATGATGTTACACGTAGAGAGACCTTAGAAGGTGCAGAAGCCGCAATTGATGGCAGCATCGACCATTTCTCTAAAAAACTAGAGGCTACAAAAGGGCCAAAAGTGATCAAAACATTCGAATAAACACAAATTTAATTAAATTTAATCAAATATGGAATACAATCAGCCTAGCGAGATTGTCAAAGACGTAAACTTTGGTGATCAAGCTAATAAAAAAGTAATTGCTGGTGTTAAAAAGCTAGCAAAAGCAGTAAAATCAACCTTGGGAGCATCTGGTAAGTGTGTAATTTACGAAGATGCAAGAGGTTTACCGGTAATAACAAAAGACGGAGTAACTGTAGCAGAATCAGTTGTCTTATTTGACCCGGTTGAAAATATGGGTGCAACCCTTATTAAAGAAGCTGCTAAAAATACAGTAAGAGAAGCAGGTGACGGTACTACTACAGCTACCGTCCTTGCTGAATCTTTGTTAAACGAAGTTAATAATTGCAATAAAGATGTAACTATTAGAGAAGCTAAAGAAGGTGTAAAGTCTTGTTTAGTAAAGGTAAATGATTACCTAAATAAAGTTTCTGTCAAGATCGAGGGCGATATGCTGGAATCTGTTAGTTCAATTAGTTGTAACAATGATGAAGAACTAGGAAAGATTATAGCAGAAGCTTATACTAAAGTAGGTAAAGATGGTGTGGTTTTAATGGAAGAGTCTCCAACTGAAGAAACATACGTAGAAGTTGTAGATGGCGTACAGATAGATTCAGGACTCACATCACCACATTTTGTTACTGATAAGGACAAGCAGATATGTGAGCTTGATAACCCATTAGTATTAATAGTATCTTCAGAAATACCTAATATACGTAAAATACAAACAGTATTAGAACATGTTATAAAAAACAAACGTTCTTTACTTATTGTTGCTCCGGTAGAACAGCAAGTGAAAGCTGCTTTATTAATGAACAAAGTAAAAGGTAACATCAAAGTAAATATAGTTGACTTACCAGGCTTTGGTCCTACTAAAGAAGATACAGTTGCTGATTTAGCATTTTTAGTAGGTGCTAAAGTAATAAACGAGCAACTAGGTGATGACCTAGATCTTATAGATGTAAGTTGTTTAGGTGAAGCACATACATCTATAACTGATGAAAACAATACTGTTTTGACTATAGATGTACCAGAAGAACAACTAGATGAAAGAATAAAAACTATTAAGAAAACTATAAATCAATGGGAGAAAAACCCATTTATACAGAAAAAACATAGACAAAGACTAGCTATGTTGTCAGGTAGCGTAGGTATTATAAAAGTTGGTGCAAACTCTAAAGTAGAGATGAAAGAAAAGAAAGATAGAGTTGAAGACGCCATATATGCCACAAAAGCAGCTTTGAAAGAAGGTATTGTACCAGGTGGTGGCGTAGCACTATTAAACGCATCACAAAATATTAAAGCTGACAATACTGGTGAGCAAATACTACTAGATGCTATAAGAGCACCATATAAAACAATATTAGATAATGCCGGCCTAGTAACTAACGTAAACATCGTTGATGGCGTTGGTATTAATGTTGTAACAGGTAAAGCTGTTAATATGATTGATTCTGGTATTATAGACCCGGTGCTAGTAACTAAGTCCGCACTTAAAAATGCAGTAAGTGTTGTGACTACTATTATATCTGCAGATTGTGTAATATCAAACATGAGATTAAATGAAAGCAATCAATAGATATATAGTAATAGAAAATATAAAAACAGAACCTAAAAAGGTTGCTGGTCTAATTATGACTGAAGAAACTGACGTTGATAATAGATATGTAAAAGCAAAAATAATATCGTGTGGTAATTTAGTCGAAGCACTAAAAGAAGGTGATACGATATTTTATGATAAACATGCTGGACATGACATTTCTTGGAAAGGTAAACTATATATGGTTATTCAAGATAGAGATGTTGTTCTAGTAGATTAGACCTAAACCTTAGACCTTAAACTTTAAACTTAAAACGTAAAATTAACCTAATTATTAACTAAAAAAGTAAAACTATGAAGATTATGTTATACTTTGCAGAAGCAAACGGTGCAGATGCAGAAGCGGATGCAGTAGTTGTTCCAGCTGAAAACATATTGGGTATACACCCAACAGCTGCTACTACTTGTAACGTTTACTACAAAAGCACTAAAGTTGTTGAAGGTACTGACGCTGATGCTACATTTAACTATGTAGAGTTGACTTACACGTCTGGTAAATTCAAAGAAGTTTGTGAGGCTATTGTAGGTGCTATGAATGGTGCGCCTGCTACTAACAGCGGTTTTGTTGTTGTAGCTGACGGAGATAATAGCAAGTTTATTTCTCCTTTTATCTCAGCAGCGCTTCTTGCAATTGGTGACTCTAACGTTAATCCAGATGATTAATAAATGAGACTAACCGCGCAGGATCTGCGTGACATGAATATCCTTAAGTATTACAGGCTCACACGAAAGTGGGTCTGTAAAACTTACGGGTTAAAAGATGCAGATTTAGAATTATTAATTTATTTAGATTGTAAAAAAAGATTTACACGACAAGAGTTTTTAGACGGTACTTACACATATTCATGGGACAAAAACCGTTGGGAAAGGCTACGAAGAGATGGTTGGATAGAAGTATGGAGACATAGAAACAGAACAACTATAAAATACTCTGTGTTTAAAACATCTTTTAAATGTGGTCAAATGATAAGTAGAATATATAGAATACTTTTAGGCGAAGAAGACATGCCTATATCAGAAAGAAGTATTTTTTTTAATAATAAATCATATACAGATAAAGTTTATAACAAAGCTATAGATGATATGATTAAAGACAATACAAGATGAATAATAGAACACAAGCATCACAAATGCGTTCTCCTATGAGACAAGATCAACTAGGAAGATTACCAGCTCAACAACCAGCAGAGCTTGGTTACGATGATTTTAGCCCAGAAGATATTATAAACGCATATATAGCACATTTTAAAAACTGGAGAAGTTTAGATGAAGCGAGAGCGTATGACAAATCACAAAATGATAATAGTTTAGAAAATACTAATTGGAACTTAGCTCATAAAAACGGTTCATACCCAGAAATGGAAGAAGCTTGGATGAAGGCAACTGAAGCTAGAACAAAACTAGGTACTTATATACCTTCATATGAAGATTTTGAAAGAGCTAGAGAAGAATTAAAAAACAATGTACTATAATGGCTTTTAAAATGAAAAGTTCTGTAGAAGAGAAGTTAGCGCCACAAATGCGTTCACCTGTAAGGCGTATCACTGATCCTAGCCAAAGTAGACAAGATAGACCTCTTTCAACTGATAGTTCTTTGTCAGAGTACGAAGATTTAAATTTTGATGATTTATATGGTGTCACGCCAGATGGTTTTTATGACACAACTGAAATGGGTTATAAATACAACGTTGCTACTTATGGTAATTATTTTGAAAAAAAATTAAAAAAAGGCAGATACGCATATACTGAAAGAGTTTTAGTTTTAAACCAAAATAATAGAAGGTTTTTAAGAGATGATATGTCATATTTTGAAGGAAAAGAAGGTGATGAAGATGTTGCTTACTCTAGTGCATTAGAATCTTTTAAACCTTTTGGAGGTCATCGTAAACACGGTGGAGGTATTTTTGATGTTATAGAAACAACTAAAATAGAAAATAAAAATGGTGATATAGAACAAATAATTGTACGTAGTAAAGATAAAACATCAACATATACATATAATCCTGAAAATGGTAAACTTCTTAACATAGATGAACAAGATGCAGATAACCATTTTGATTTAAGACCTGATAGATTTGAAACAAGAGATGCTTTATCTGACCTTGGTATAGGTACTAGATCAGAAACTTATTCTAATTATTATTAAAATAAAAATATGGGATTTAAACTAGGATCAGAAAGAGGTAATTATGCTGTAAACGGACAGATAAGAAATAAAATGCGTTTTGGCCAGCAAGCTGGTGACGATGCATCTGTACCTGGTACTCCAGTAATTAGAGTGCCTTTAGATGAAGGTATTATGGGTGAGGCTAATATGGATGGTACTATATTTATTAGTGATCAAATAGAACCTAATAGCCAAGAAGAAGCTATGGTTGTAAACCACGAAATGAGGCACGCAACTGACATGAAGATAGGTAAATTAGCATATACAGACAATTATGTTATGTATAATGGCAATAAGTATATAAGAAAAGATATTAATGGTGTTGACTCAATATTAGTTGATGGCGTTTGGAAACAAGCAGGTGATCATGACTTTCCATGGGAAAACGACGCTAACAACGGTAACGACGAGGCATATATTTAAAAAAAAACAACATGGCATTTAAAATGAAAAGACGTGGTAAAAAAGGTGGTAAAAAAGTACTAAATGGTTTTGCAAAAATACCTACTTCAATTGTAGTTGGCAAAATGACTAAAAAAGTTAAAACTAAAAAGAAAGCATAAATGTTAGATAAAATATTCGGAGGTGGTGCTGCTGACCTCGTAAAAAGCGTGGGTGGTGTTATAGATAACTTACACACATCAAAAGAAGAAAAGCTAGAAGCAGAAAAACAAATTAAAGACATGATTATGGGTTATGAAGCTGAGATGCAAAAGCAAGTAACTAACAGATGGAACGTTGATATGAAATCTGATTCATGGCTTAGTAAAAACATAAGACCTTTAGTACTTATATTTTTAGTAGTATCAACAGTATTGATGATATTTATTGATGCTGGTGTTATTGCTTTTGAAGTAAAAGATACTTGGGTGGACTTATTACAATTAGTATTAATAACTGTGATCGGTGCTTACTTCGGTGGTAGATCACTAGAAAAAGTAAAAAAATAATGGGAATAAATTCAACAGAAGTAGCATATAACTTTGGACAACTAGGTAGTGCTCACATGCATAATGATAATGGTGAAACTTTAACACCACCTGATAATATGGTTATTATAGCTATTACAATGTTAGGTCAAACAGCGTTTGATGTTTTAACAGCTGATACTAGTAACTCTGTAGTATATAGTGGTACAGAAACTAATAATGCGTATTTTGGTATAACTAATGGAAATACTGGTGGTAATAGTGAAACATTAGATACTGGCATATTGTTTCCTGGTGGCATAACTATATACGGTAGATGGACTGCGGTTTCTTTAAATGCAGCTCAAACTACTGATGGTATAATATGTTATTTTGGTAAATAATGCTAGGTTTATCAAACATAGCATCTTCATATAGAGTAAGACCAAATCACGCCGCTTTTAGAACATCAGTTTCGCTAGATGGTACTAATGATCATATTATTATAACAAGCTCTTTAGCTAATGATATAAAAAATGTAGGTAGTATGTCTGTATGGCTTAAGCTAGAAACAGCAAATCAAAATGATACTATTTTTAACTTGCATACCGATACAAGTAATAATAATAAAATAGCAATTTTATTCATTAATCAAGGTGGTAGTGAGCTTATACGTGTAAACTGTAGAGGTGGTAGTCAAAATACAATTTTAGATTATGAATACTCAGCTAGTGACTCTGTTAGTAATGGCTGGACGCATTTTGTTTGTTCTTGGGATAGAGAAAATAATACTATAGGTATATATTTAAATGGTACTAAAGTAGCTGCTAGTACATCTTCAATAGCGTCTTTTGCAACTACTGCTAATAAAATTTACATAGGTAAACCTGGTAACGCTGATAATGCTTTTTTCCAAGGTCATTTTAGTAACTTAGCTTTATTTGCAAATGTTTTAACAGATGTACAAGCAACAGAGCTTTATAACAATGGTAAACCACTAGCTATGTTAGAAGGTAATATTAAATCAAGAATGAATTTACGAGCTTGGCTTCTATTAGATGAAACAAGTGGTAATTTTGTAGATTCAACAGGCTCTTCACTTGTAGGTGTTCCAACAAATAGTCCAACACAAGGCACAACAGATATACCGTTATAAAATGAATAATAGAAAATACGTAATAATAACAAAAGCTGAAGTTGCAAATGTAAACTTTGATCAAGTGCTGGAAACATCATCAAGCACGTTAAGATACAACAACGCAGGCACAAAAACATTTGTAAAGTTTGAAGGTAACACACCAAGCTTTTTAGATGGTAAAACACAATATACACACGAAGAAATATTAACAGAGCTTAATAAATCAGAGTGGATAATAGAAGATTAAATTAACTTAAATTAAATAAAATGGCAAAAAAAGAAAAAATAGTAGACTTAAAGTCTAAACCAGAAACAATTACAAAAGAACAACTAACAAAGGTTCAAAAAACTATAAACGATATAAATAGATCACAACTAGAACTAGGTTCAATGGAACTTAGAAAGCATGATTTATTACACGGTATAGCTGGTCATAGAGATGAATTAACAATATTACAAAAAGAGTTTGAAAAAGATTATGGTACATTTGATGTAGATATTCAAACTGGTAAAATAAACTACCCTGACAATGGCAAAGCTAATTCGTAAAATATCCGTAGGCAAAGATTATAAAAATGATGCCATGCATTATGCTGTTGGTCAAGAAGTATATGGTGGACATACAATTTGTGATATATTAGAAGAAGATGAAAAGTATTCTATTTATATTAGAAAAAACAAAGATGTATTGCCTTGGAAAGACTTTAATAAAAACATGGCAGTATCTATAGAATATAACTTAGAATACTAATGAAAAGCGTTTACAACTTTGTTGTAACACCAAAAGGTAATAGATATAATAATAGCAAAAAAGTTGGTGATAAAGAGTTAATACTTAATACTGAAATATATAATCACCAATATGTAAATAGAGAAGCTATTGTTATATCAACGCCAATGATTGGTGATACAGATATAAAACCAGGTGATACAGTTATAGTACATCATAACGTTTTTAGAAGATGGCACAATGTAAAAGGTATAGAAAAAAACAGTAGAAGTTATTTTAATGAATCTACTTATTTAATAAATCAAGATCAAATCTTTCTATATAAAAGAAAACAAAAGTGGATAGCACCAAAAGGTTATTGTTTTGTAAAACCTTTAAAAGCTGTAGATAAATTTAACACTGAAACTGAAAAGCCATTACAAGGTATAGTTAAGTATACAGATGGCACAGTAAAAGTTAATGAGTTAGTTGGTTTTAGGCCAAGCAGTGAGTATGAGTTTATAGTTGACGGTGAAAGACTATACAGAGTTTTATCAAATTTTATTACAATTAAATATGAATATCAAGGAAACGAAGAAGAATATAATCCTAGCTGGGCAAAAAGCAGTAGATGAATTAATTAAAGTTGCAAAAGAACCTATTGTAGATTCAGATGATGATATATCAGCTGATAGATTAAAAAATGCTGCTGCTACAAAAAAACTAGCTATATTTGATGCATTTGAAATACTTAACAGAATTCAAGAAGAAAAAAACTTACTAGAAGGTAAAGCACCTGAAGAAGTAGAAAAAAAAGTTTTTAAAGGATTCGCAGAAGGAAGATCTAAGTAATGTACGAGCAAAGTTTAGTTAAAATAATAGAACCTATTAAAAAAACGACTATTAGTCGTCTTAACAAATTAAAAAAATGGAAATATGGATACAATAAAGAACATGATATCGTGGTTATCTCTAAAACTGGAAAAATTGGTAATGTACTTGAGATCCAAGGTTTGCGCATTGCTTTGCCAATGCTGCCAGTGCACGTGCACAAAAACGAAGTAAATAAGTGGCAAAAAATAGAATATCCAAAAGAATTAAGTAGATTAAAAAATATATTTGATTGGAAATCATATCCAGAAAATCAAAAAGAAAAATGGTATGATTATATAGATGAAGAGTTTAAACGAAGAGACGAAGGTTTTTGGTTTTATAACAATAACAAACCAACATATATAACAGGTACGCACTACATGTATTTACAATGGAGTAAAATAGATGTAGGTGCACCTGACTTTAGAGAAGCAAACAGACTGTTTTATATATTTTGGGAGGCTTGTAAAGCTGATAAAAGATGTTATGGTATGTGTTATTTAAAAAACAGAAGATCAGGCTTTTCGTTTATGTCATCTGCGGAAACAGTTAACTTAGCTACAATATCAAGTGATAGTAGATATGGTATACTATCTAAAACAGGTGCAGATGCTAAAAAAATGTTTACAGATAAAGTAGTACCTATCAGTATTAATTATCCGTTTTTCTTCAAACCAATACAAGATGGTATGGACAGGCCAAAGTCAGAGCTTGCATATAGAGTGCCAGCTAGTAAGTTTACAAGAAAAAAAATAACAGCTAACGAACAGCTTGAAGATATACAAGGTTTAGATACAACTATAGACTGGAAAAACACAGGTGACAATAGTTATGACGGTGAAAAGTTAGCTTTATTAGTTCACGATGAAAGTGGTAAGTGGGAAAGACCTGATAATATATTAAACAACTGGCGAGTAACTAAAACATGTCTTAGACTAGGTAGTAGAATTATAGGTAAGTGTATGATGGGTAGTACTAGTAATGCGCTTGACAAAGGAGGTGATAACTTTAAAAAATTATATAATGCAAGTGATGTCACAAAGCGAAATAGAAACGGTCAAACGAAATCTGGTTTATACTCTTTGTTTATCCCAATGGAATGGAACTATGAAGGATTTATTGACGAACACGGAGTTCCAGTATTTACTACTCCTGACAGGGATGTGCTCGCACCAGATGGTCAACTAATTGACATAGGTGTTATTGATCACTGGAACAACGAAGCTGATGGTTTAAAAGGTGATCAAGATGCGTTAAATGAATTTTATAGACAATTTCCAAGAACTGAAGAACACGCGTTTAGAGATGAAACAAAAAACAGTATATTTAATTTAATAAAAATATACGAACAAATAGATTATAACGAAGAGATGTCTAGAACTTTAGGTATTTCAACTGGTAATTTTCAATGGGTAAATGGTGTTAAAGATACAAACGTAATATTTTATCCAGATCCAAAAGGCAGGTTTAAAGTTAGCTGGGTACCACCTCAACATTTACAAAACAAAATAATACTTAAAAACGGTATTAAATATCCTGGCAATGAACATATGGGCGCTTTTGGTTGTGATAGTTATGATATATCTGGAACTGTAGATGGTCAAGGTTCAAAAGGAGCTTTACACGGATTAACTAAGTTTAGCATGGAAGATGCTCCTGCTAATAGCTTTTTTTTAGAATACTTATCAAGACCACCAACAGCTGAAATATTTTTTGAAGATGTATTAATGGCATTAGTGTTTTACGGTATGCCAATACTTGCAGAGAACAATAAACCAAGATTACTATATTATTTACGGCGTAGAGGTTATAGAGGTTTTAGTATGAATAGACCAGATAAAATATGGAACAAACTTTCTGTAGCAGAAAAAGAAATAGGTGGTATACCAAACTCTAGTGAAGATATAAAGCAAGCTCATGCAGCTGCTATTGAAATGTATATACAAGATCATGTAGGTATGAAGCAAGATGGTAGTTTTGGTAGTCTATATTTTAACGACTTACTAAACGATTGGAGCAGATTTGATATAACAAAAAGAACTAAGTTTGATGCAACAATAAGTAGCGGTTTAGCTATAATGGCTAACAATAGGCATTTGTATGCACCAAACGCAAAGGTTGAAAAACCAAAACTAAATATAAATATTTCCAAGTATACTAATACTGGAACTAATTCAAGAATAATTAAGCAATAAATATGGCATATCCTAGCAAAAGCTATTTCCCAAGTCAAACCGTTAGCGACGCTGAAAAGCTAAGTTACGACTATGGTTTACGAGTTGGTAGAGCTATAGAGCAAGAGTGGTTTGATGATGATAGAAATGTTAATAGATATAGAACAAATCACAACGACTTTCACAACTTAAGATTATACGCTAGAGGCGAACAACCTATACAAAAATATAAGGATGAGTTATCTATAAACGGTGATTTGTCCTATTTAAATTTAGACTGGAAACCAGTTCCAATTATATCTAAGTTTGTTGATATAGTTGTAAACGGTATAGCTGAAAGAACATACGATATAAAAGCTTTTTCACAAGATCCATATGGTGTTTCAAAAAGAACACAATATATGGATGCTATAATGAAAGATATGAGATTAAAACAATTTAATGAAGCTGTAAAGCGAGATTTAAATTTAAACGTTAGAGAAAGCAATGTAGAAGAATTACCTGAAACAAACGAAGAGTTAGGTCTTCATATGCAAATATCATATAAACAATCTGCAGAACTAGCTGAAGAACAAGCATTAAATACTTTGTTTGAAGGTAATAGATATGAATTAATTAAAAAACAATTTTATCAAGATCTTACTATTTTAGGTATAGGTGCTGTTAAAACATCTTTTAATACTTCAGAAGGTGTTGTTATTGATTATGTTGATCCAGCTAATTTAGTTTACTCTTATACAGAATCACCGTATTTTGAAGATATATATTATGTTGGTGAAGTTAAAACAATACCTGTAAATGAATTAGCAAAACAGTTTCCTCATTTGACTGAAAGTGATTTAGAGGAAATAATGAAAACAAAACCAACTACTAGATCAAACTATAACTCACAACATAATTACGATAAAGAAGATAACAACACAATACAGGTTTTATATTTTAACTATAAAACTTATATGAACGAAGTTTACAAGGTAAAAGAAACTGGTACTGGTGCTGAAAAAATAATACAAAAAGATGATTCATTTAATCCACCACAAGATAAACAAGGTGGTTACGGCAAAATGCTAAGATCTATAGAAGTGCTTTATGATGGTGCTATGATACTTGGTACAAATAAATTGCTTAGGTGGGAAATGGCAAAAAACATGATGCGACCTAAAAGTAATTTTACTAAAGTTAAAATGAATTATTCTATTGTAGCACCACGTATGTATAATGGTAAAATTGATTCTTTAGTTAGAAAAATAACTGGTTTTGCAGACATGATACAGTTAACACATTTAAAACTACAACAAGTTTTATCTCGTATGGTACCAGATGGTGTTTATTTAGATGCAGATGGTTTAGCAGAAATAGACTTAGGTAACGGCACAAATTACAACCCACAAGAAGCTTTAAACATGTTCTTCCAAACTGGTAGTGTTATTGGTAGGTCTTTCACACAAGACGGTGATATGAATCCTGGTAAAGTACCGATACAAGAAATTACATCAGGAGCTGGTGGACAAAAAATGCAAGCACTTATAAGTAATTACAATTATTACTTACAAATGATTAGAGATGTAACTGGTTTAAATGAAGCTAGAGATGGTAGTATGCCAGATAAAAATGCTTTAGTAGGTGTGCAAAAACTAGCAGCTGCAAATAGTAATACAGCTACAAGACATATATTACAAGCTGGTTTGTTTTTAACAGCAGAAACAGCAGAGTGTTTATCACTTAGAATATCTGATATACTAGAATATTCACCAACAAGAGAAGCGTTTATACAGTCAATAGGTGTACATAATGCTGCTGTTTTAGAAGAACTAAAAGAACTTTACTTATATGACTTTGGTATTTTTATTGAATTACAGCCAGATGAAGAAGAAAAGATGATGTTAGAAAACAACATACAAATGGCTCTTCAACAACAAATAATAGAGTTAGCTGATGCTATTGATATTAGAGAAATAAAAAATATAAAATTAGCCAATCAGCTTTTAAAAATAAGAAGAAGAAAAAAGCTAGCAAGAGATCAGCAAATACAAATGCAAAACATGCAACAACAAGCTCAATTAAACCAACAGTCTGCTCAAGCAGCTGCTCAAGCTGAAATGCAAAAAAATCAAACTATAACTGAAAACGAAGCTCAACTTGAGCAAATTAGATCTCAACTAGAGTCACAAAAAATGATGCAAGAAGTTCAGCATAAAAAAGAGTTAATGGCTTTAGAGTTTCAATACAATATGCAGTTAAAAGGTATGGAAGTACAAGGTCAAAAAAATAAAGAAAAACAAAAAGAAGATAGAAAAGACGAAAGAACTAGAATACAAGCAACCCAACAAAGTCAACTTATAGACCAAAGAAATAGTGGTAAACCACCTAAAAACTTTGAGTCTTCAGGTAATGATATACTAGGAGGAGGTTTTGGTATGGGTGCTTTCGATCCTAAATAAATTTATTAATTATTATTATATTATATTATGGCAAAAAAGAAAAAAGAAGAACCAGCAGTAGATAATACTGTTGAGAAACTAAAAGTTAAAAAAACTAAAATAAAAAAGTTTGAATCAAAAGAAGATACTGTAAAAGTTGATCTTAGTAAAGAAAAACAAGAAGTAAAAGAAGATGTTACTAAAGTTGATTTAAACGAAAAACCAGAAGAAAATAAAACTAACGAAAAAGAAGTAGTTGAAGATTCTAAGCAAGCAGAACCTGAGCAAAAACAAGAAGAAGTAAAAGAACAAGAAGCTCCAGTTTTAGAAGAAATTACTGAAGATTCTACTGAAAAAGAGATTAAGAAAGTAGAGGAAAAAGTTGAAGAAGCAATAGCTGAAGCTAAAGCAACTGGTGAACCATTACCAGAAAATGTAGAGAAGTTAGTTGAGTTTATGAAAGAAACTGGTGGAGATATAAACGATTATGTAAAACTTAATAAAGATTACAGTAAATTAAATGATAATGATGTTTTATATGAATACTATAAACAAACAAAACCTCATTTAACAACTGAAGAAATAAACTTTTTAATGGAAGATTCTTTTTCTTATGATGAAGAAGTAGACGAAGAACGTGATATTAAAAGAAAAAAGCTAGCGCTAAAAGAGCAAGTTGCCAGCGCTAAAGCCCACTTAGACGGGCAAAAGTCTAAATACTATAGAAATATTAAAGCTGGTTCAAGGTTAACTAAAGAACAACAAAAAGCTGTTAATTTTTTCAATAGATATAACAAGGAGTCAGAAGCGACTAACAAAATAGCAAGACAAAATTCTGAAATTTTTACACAAAAAACTAATCAAGTTTTTAACGACAAGTTCAAAGGTTTTGAATATAACGTCGGTGATAAAAAATACAGGTTTAATGTGAACAATGTTGACGAAGTAAAAACTACGCAAAGCGATTTAAACAATTTTACTAAAAAGTTTTTAGATAAAAGAATGGCTTTAAAAGACGCTGCGGGTTATCACAAATCTTTGTATACAGCAATGAACGCTGATGCTGTTGCAAAACATTTTTACGAACAAGGTAAAGCAGATGCTATGAAAGAAAGTATTGCTAAATCTAAAAACGTAGATATGAACCCAAGACAAAGCCACGGTGTTGTTGAATCAGGTGGTATAAAAGTAAGGGTGTTAGGTAATGATTCTTCTGATTTTAAGTTTAAAATTAAAAATAATAAATAACAATTTAAAACAAAAAAATTATGGCAATTTCAAATCCCGGCGCTGGTCATTCGGGCGCTGCAGGTCAATTAAATAGTGTGCCAGCTTCAAAAAAGCAAACACTAGCTTCAAACTATATTGACTTTACTGCAGACGGAAACGACTGGGGTCAACAATATGTGCCGGACCTTATTGAGCAAGAAGCTGAGGTATTCGGTAATAGAACAATTTCTGGTTTCCTTTCACAAGTAGGTGCTGAGGAGTCAATGAGTTCTGATCAAGTTATTTGGTCTGAGCAAGGTAGATTACACCTATCTTATATAGGTAAGTATGACACTAACGAGTGTACATTTACGTTTGGTACTGATATAGATGGTAATTCTATAGCTTCAGGAGAGCACGGTGTACGTATTAATGATATGGTAATTGTAGCTACAGCTGAAGGTACTATTAAATGTTTAGTTACAGCTACTTCTGCTACTGTAGCAACTTGTGAGCCTTACGAGGTTGCAACTGTTGATGCTGCTACTGCTTTCTCTGATACTGGAGTTCCAGCTGCTAACAATGCTACATTATTAGTTATTGGATCTGAGTTTATAAAAGGTACTCAAGGTCAAGGAGGTACTTCGTCTGCTACTACAGGTTACGGTACTGTTAAACCAACTCACCAATCATTTACTAACAAACCAATCATAATGAAAGATTACTATGAGATCTCAGGATCTGATGCTTCTCAAATTGGTTGGGTTGAAATTACAGGTGAAGCTGGTCAATCAGGTTACTTATGGTACTTAAAAGCTGAAGGTGAAACAAGATCTCGTTTTGCTGATTACTTAGAAATGACTATGTTAGAAGCTGTTAAAGGTGTTACTGGTAACTCTAATATTGATGGTCACGCTGCTACTGGTACTTCTCAATTTCCAGCAACTAACGCGCCATTTGGTACTGAAGGTTTATTTGCTGCTATTGAAACTCGTGGTAATATTACTACTGGTGTAACTGGTGTTAACGCTGCTACTGATTTAGCTGAGTTTGACGCTATTTTAGCTGAGTTTGACTCTCAAGGTGCTATTGAAGAAAACATGATGTTTGTAAACAGAGCTACTAGTTTAGCTATGGATGACATGCTAGCTTCAATGAACTCTTACGGAGCTGGTGGTACTTCTTACGGTGTATTTAACAACTCTGAAGATATGGCACTTAATTTAGGTTTCTCTGGTTTCAGAAGAGGTTCTTATGACTTCTACAAGTCTGACTTTAGATACTTAAACGACAAATCTACAAGAGGTGGTATTAACTCTAGAGATGCTGTTGCTCCACTAAGAGGTGTTATTATTCCTGCTGGTGTATCTACTGTATATGATCAAACTTTAGGTAAAAACTTAAAGCGACCATTTTTACATGTTAGATTTAGAGCTTCACAAACTGAGTCAAGAAAAATGAAGACTTGGGTTACAGGTTCTGTAGGAGCTGTAACATCTGATTTAGATGTAATGCAAGTACACTACTTATCTGAAAGATGTTTAGTTGTACAAGGTGCTAATAACTTTATGTTAATGAAGTAAGCATTTATATAAAAGTCGAGGCTTCGGCCTCGGCTTTATTTTATTAATTTTATTATATATTATATTATGGCAAAAAAACAAGAAACAAAAAAAGAGGTAGAGGTACCTGTTGTTGAAACACCAGTTGTTGAAACACCAAAACCTAAAAAAGTTGAATCAAAAAAATCAGAGTGGGAAGTAAAAGATAGACAATATTTTTTAAGAAAAGGTAACAAGCCACTATCTTATACTGTAAAATCAGCTGGTATATACTGGTTTGACGAAGAAAAACAATACGAAAGAGAACTTAAATATTGTTCAAATCAAAAAACTTGCTTTGTAGATGAAATGAAAGGCGATCAAAGATTAGAACATATAATTTTTAGAGCTGGTATTTTACAAGTACCAAGAGAAAAAGTAGTTTTACAAAAGCTTTTAAGTTTATACCACCCTCATAGAAACAAATTATTTTATGAGTGGAAACCAGAAGTTGTAGCTATTGATCAAGTTGCTAATATAGAAATAGAAATCGATGCGTTAACTGCTGCTAGAGATTTAGATATAGATATGGTAGAAGCTGTTATGCGTGTAGAAATAGGTTCTAAGGTATCAGAGATGAGTTCTAAGGAACTTAAACGTGATCTGCTTATATTTGCTAAAAGAAACCCTAGTTTATTTTTAGATTTAATAAATGATGAAAACGTTTTACTTAGAAACCTTGGTATTAGAGCTACTGAAATGGGTATATTAAAATTATCTGCTGACCAAAGAACTTTTACTTGGGGTAGTAACGGTAGAAAATTATTAAATGTTCCTTTTGACGAACATCCTTATTCAGCATTAGCCGCTTGGTTTAAAACTGATGAAGGTATGGAAGTGTTTACTAGTATTGAAAAAAGATTAAGATAAACAAACTGTAGAGCGGTCGCCCTACGGGGCGATCGTAACTACAAAAATAAAATTATATGAAATCAAAAGGATTAGGCGACTCAATAGAAAAAATTACAAAAGCAACAGGAATAAAAAAAGTTGTTGATAAAGTATCTAAAGTTACAGGCAAAGACTGCGGCTGTAGAAAAAGAAAACAACAATTAAATAAAATGTTTCCTTATAAAAAATAAAAAAATATTATGGTATCTATAGATAATGTTTATCAAAAAGTTTTAGCTATAGCTAACAAAGAGCAAAGGGGTTATATAACTCCACAAGAGTTTAATCTGTTTGCAGATCTTGCACAAAAAGAAATATTCGAGCAATACTTTTATGATTTAAATCAATTCAACAGATTACCTGGTAATAGTATGGGTCACTCTGATATGAAAGATATATTAGAAAGTAAAATAAGTGCGTTTGAAATATGGACTGATGAACCTAATACAGCTGTTTTAAATAACGAAGGAGATATAGATTTAACACAGTTTTCTTTATATAGAATTTTAGAGGTCATGGCTGATTACAGTAATTTAGCTGGGTATAAAGTTGTAGAAGAAGTTACAGCAAAAGAATATAGAAAATATACTAATAGTCCTTTGGCTAGAGAAACTCAAAAAAGACCAGTTTACATACACGATGCATCTGGTTTTGATAGAATAAAAATAATCCCACCACCACCAATAGCTGATAGTGTAAAAATAAGTTATATAAAAAAACCTAATAAACCAGTTTGGGGCTATGTAGTTTCTAGTAATAGTAATACCGCTCTTTGGAATCCAGGTACATCAACAGATTTTGAACTACATACTTCAGAAGAAACAGAGTTAGTATATAAAATATTAAAACTAGCAGGTGTTTCTATGTTAAGAGATGATATTATGAGAGCTGGTCAAGGTATGGAAGCAGCAAAACTACAACAAGAAAAACAATAAATAAATGGGATTATTAGACAACACTACACACAGAGATTATTATTTAGGTAATAATTTAGGAAGTTATCAGTTTACTTCTTTAGAAGATATTATAACTCAGTTTCAAATAGCTTATGTTGGAGAAAACAAATTAATATCAAAAATAAAAAGAGCTGATATATCTTATTTTGCACAACGTGCTTTACAAGAATTATCGTTTGATACTTTTAAATCTATAAAGTCTCAACAAATAGACGTACCACCTTCGTTAACAATGCCATTGCCTCATGATTATGTAAACTATACAAAGCTATCATGGGTAGATTCTTCTGGTATAAAACATCCTTTATATTTTACAAATAGAACTAATAATCCTTTTCAAATAAGTCAAGAAGATGATGGTAGTTATACTTTTAACGAAAGAGCTGAAGAAGTTGTAGACGGTGATTTTGCAGCTGGTGATTTTACTAGTTGGCAAAAAAACCCTGATGTTATACCTTTTGGCGCTGGTTTTGCAAAGTCAGAAATTTTATCAAATAAATTAGTTTTTTCACACAGAACTAGAACTAATTTTAATGGTGCTGTTTCTTCGCCTGTAAACTGGGGTCATGCTATGGCTGTTTGGCAAGAGCTAGATGTTAGCGATAAAGAGTATGTTACAATGTCTGCTTCTGGTCAAGCTGTTGATTTTGCTTCTGGCACCGGCCCTGGTATATTAAGAGTTGGGTTAAGTACTTCAGTGCCTGATGGTAATACAACTAATTTTGACTCTACTTCTGCTGGAGATTTACCAACCACAAACACTAACTTAGATATATTTGATTTGCAAACAGACGATGGTGTTGCTAGTTATATAGAGTGGAGTGTAGCTGTTGACAATACAACAGAAAAGTTTTTACAAAAAATAAATGTTCAAAATATTGATACTGTATATGTTGTTGTTGTTTCTTTTCACGAGTTTACAGCACAAGATACTACTTTAACAGAAACAAATAATGTAGATGATATATCTGTTAGAAACTGGACGTTTAATGATTATTTAAAATCACCAGCAGGTAATGAAATAAATTCTTCAACTTGGAATAGTTATAAGTCAACTACACCTTCAGAAAATAATAACCAAGATTATGAAGATGATCTTCATTGGAAAATGAAAGGTAATAGATATGGACTAGATCCACAGCACGCTCAAGTAAATGGATCTTTTTATATAGATAATAGACTTGGTAAAATAAATTTTAGTTCTAATATAAGTGGTCAAACAGTAATATTAGATTATATAAGTGATAGTATTGGTACAGAAAAAGAAATGCAAGTACATAAGTTAGCGGAAGAAGCGATGTACAAATGTATAGCATATGCAATAATATCGACTAGAGCAAACGTGCCTGAATATATAGTTCAAAGATTTAGAAAAGAAAGATTTGCTGAAACTAGAAAGGCAAAATTAAGATTATCAAATATTAAATTAGAAGAAATTACCCAAGTATTAAGGGGTAAATCAAAACAAATTAAACACTAGTACATGCCAGAGATTAGACAGAATTTTACCGGTGGTAAAATGAACAAAGATCTTGACGAAAGACTTGTTCCAAATGGAGAATATAGAGATGCTATGAATGTGCAAGTTTCAACTTCAGATAGTTCTGAAGTAGGTACTGTACAAAACTTGTTAGGTAACACGCTTATTTCTGGTCAAAATTTTATAGGTGCAGATAAAGTTTGTGTTGGTAGTATAGCTGATGAAAAAAATAATGCAGTTTACTGGTTGTTAGCAAGTGAAAATAACAATGTAAACTATTCTGATATAGTAATGAATAGCCCTGGAAGTAATCCGTTATTTAACTCTGTGTCAAATGGTTCTTCTATATTAGAATATAAAGACAATATTGTTACTCCTGTTGTTATAGAAGCTGATACAACTATTATATATCTTTTTGCAACACAAATATTACTTGGCCAGCTTGGACAACCAAGCGTAACAGCTTTTGTACCAGGAACAAACCAAAGTGTATCTACAGGTTCTGTTTTAACAGGCTTTGCTACTATAAATTCTTCTGGTCAAACAATAAACACTTTTGATTTTTCTAACGGTGCTGATTCAGGTGGTACTTTTTTTGCAGAACCACCTGTGGTAATTCCATCAGCACAAGGAAATATACCAACTTTTCAACTAAATTATATACCTGATGATTTACAAGATGAAGTAAGTAATAACTCCATTATAGCTTTGACTTTTAAAAACAATCAAGAAGAAAACAAACTTCCTTTAAACTTTAGACCTGATACAATAATAACAGGTATTAATATTATTGATAACTTATTGTTTTTTACAGATAACGTTAATGAGCCGAAAAAAATAAATATAGATAGATGTAAACAAGGTACTGATGGTAACGCACCTACTAGATTAGTAAACGAAACAAATAATATTACAATTAACGATAATATATTGTTACAAGAAAAACATGTTACTGTAATAAGAAAAGCGCCTAGTAAAGCACCTATTTTAGATTTAAAAACGGGTAGAGATTTATCTCAAGTTTATACTGGTGTTATATCTGTAGGTTTAGATCAAGACCCTCTTCCAAACGATAGTGATGATATTATATCAACTAGTAGTTCTTTTAATCAAGATCCGTATGATTTTTCAGGAGTTAACATAGGTGATAATGTAGATATACAAATAGTTGAAGATATAAATTTAAATACAACGTTTACTCTTGCAAACTGGAGTGTTGGTAGCACTGTTGTTTTAAAAGAATTTGATGAAGTTTCAGGTGGTTCTCAAGATCCTCCACCTATACCAATAACAGACTATAGAATAAAAGGAGAAATAGTAAGTGTTGGTACAAATAATTTTTCAGCCACTCCTGGTAATCCAGTAACAATAAAAATAGAAATAACAAATATAGATGGTTTTCCACCAGTAGCAGATGCAACATATCCTTTAAGAAAATATGCTATAGATTTATTTGATACATATGAAAGGTTGTTTGAGTTTAAGTTTCCTAGATTTGCTACTAGATATAAATATGTTGACGGAGAATATTCTACATACTCACCGTTTACTCAAGTGGCTTTTGTGCCAGGTACTTTTGATTACCATCCTAAAAAAGGTTATAATTTGGGTATGACAAACTTGTTAACCCAAATTGATGTTAAAAACTTTAGATTAAATGATACGCCTTTAGATGTTGTTGAAATAGATATACTTTATAAAGAAGATGGTTCACCAAATATATATGTTGTAGATACAATTAAAAAAGATTCAGTTGATGATTATTGGCAAAACAATATTTACAATATAACTCATGAAACTATAAAATCTACAGTTCCTTCAAATCAATTAATAAGAACTTGGGATAATGTTCCTAAAACAGCTTTAGCACAAGAGGTAACAGGTAATAGAATTGTTTACGGTAATTACACTCAAGGTTTTGATGTTTTTGATATACAAGGTAATCCTTACTCGCCTGATTTTAAAATACAAAAAATAGATCAAAACAATATTTTATCATGGGATGAAACACAATATCAAACTAACTCGGTAAAATCTATAAAGTCATTGAGAGAATACCAACTAGGTGTTGTGTTTATAGATGAATATGGTAGAGAAACACCTGTTATTTCAAATCCTTCTGGAACTTTTGAAGTAAATTATTCTGAAGCTCAAAAGGCAAATAGATTAAGAGTAGGTTTTAAATCTGGTATACCTAAAAACCAAAAATACTATAAGTTTTATATAAAACAAACTTCTGGCGAGTACTATAATATGGCAATGGACAGGTGGTATAATGCTGAAGACGGTAATGTTTGGCTTTCTTTTCCTTCGTCTGATAGAAACAAAATTGATATAGACACTTTTTTAGTATTAAAAAAAGCTCAAGAAAGTAATCAAGCTGTTGATACAAAATCTAGATATAAAGTTTTAGCTATAGAAAACGAAGCGCCTGATTTTGTAAAAACAAAAACAACAAGCTTGATTACAGCTAAACATTTAAATACAGCTAATAATAATGTTTTTGGTATTAACACTCTTGTTGATGCCCCAGTTTCTGGTGTAGATAATTTTACTTTAAATTATAATTTTTTTGGTAATTCTTCAGGAAGCAGGCTTCACGAAATTGAAGATGGTGATTTATACTTTACATTTTCTTTAGCTGGTTCTAGTATAGAAAGTCAAGAGTATAGAATAACTTCTATAACTACAGACGCTTTTGACTCCTCAGCACCTATAAACCCAAAGTACTATATTAAAGTAGATGGCTTTTTAGAAAGTGATGTTAACTTTATAACAAACGATGCTTCTGGTGCTTTTTCTACAGAAATACAAGACAATGCTAAAATAAATATATTTAAGAAAAAAGTTGAAAACTTACCTATTTTTGATGGTAAGTTTTTTGTAAAAATTTATATAGATGATGTGTTTAGAAACTACATATCTCAAGATACTTCGGCTAGTGAAAATTGGAGAACAGTAGCTTCTAAAAAAATATATGCGATGCGTGATGATCACCACAAAACGCATAGTATAAAAGCAACAGGCCATGGTGAAGATATAAATAGTGGCACAAGTGGAGGAAGAAACGCTTACTCGCATCCTTTTGGTAGGTTTGCTTGTTATTTTAGAAGATATGATTACGGTAATGAAGAGTGGGATTTTGGAATAGCTCCTAGCAATACAAGTTTAGATGTTTCAACAAGTAAATATAGATTTGATTCTCCAAGTAACAATGGTACTGTTGATGTTTCAAATCCTGCAGCTACACCTTGGTTTTATGAATACTGGACATATACAGGCCACGGTAAAAAAATTGGTGGATCAAATGTTTATGCTAGTACTGGTACTAATGATACTTCTATAGATGATTATTTAGGTACTAATAGTTATAATAAAAAAGCAGATAAAAGTGCTAGAAAAAACGAAGTATGGTTTTTAGATATGTATAAGCATGTTGATAGATCTCCTTCCGCGGGTAATGATTTTGCACCAGCATATCACCCTTCTAATCAAGCTAATCAATTTGATATGACCGCTATGGGTACTGGTGGTATAGAATCTTTACCTATAGGTAGTTCAGCAAGTGTAGGTAACAATGCTGCTATAGATTACGCAGCTGGATACCATCATTTTAGTTTAACTCTTGGCCCCATATTTAAAGATGAATCATTTGATACTACCGAGCTTTATAATGCTGGCTTTTTTGGTAACGCTGGAATAGGTGCATACAATATTTTAACAGACGGACACGGTCCAGGTCAAAGTACTAATGCTTGGATAAATGAGCTTTGGTCTGTAGGTATAGGAAATCCTAATTATAACGACAGTCCTACACAAGCTTTTACTGACAGGCTTAGTCCTGGTAGCGTGTGGCGCTGGGCTGAAGATCCTTTTGAAACAAGGTATAATCTTAACAATCAAGTTAATGAAAGAAATATTATAAGGTATTTTGTTCAAGGTAATCACACAAGTGAAGGAGATATGTTAAGAGAACAAGCTGGATCAATACCTTCAAGTGCAAGTGATTTTGATGGGCATTTTAACGGCGCTCAACTATCAACTAATTTTAATAAACAATGGAAGTGGGTGCAAGAGCATAACACTAAAAAGCTAGACTGGATACCACTAGATGTTGGTGGAGATCAATCAGAGCTAGGTCCTATTGTTAATTCAGGTAGAGAAATAACATTAACAACACTTAATTATACAGGCACTAATGACGGTCCTTATGGTAATGACGTTGGTGTTGGCCAAACAAGTGGTGATAATACTACAAGTACAGGTATAGATGATCATTATATATATATAACTTTAGACTCTTATAATAATGCATTAGACCAACACGGTAAACCTTGTATACTTACTACAGGTTTTATAGTAAAGAGTTATACTAAATATGATCAAAGTAGCGCCACGGAGCTTGGAACTTATCCATATAATGTAACAACTCCAGCTATAAAACCTTATTTAGTAGTTAGAGATATAGATAAAAATGTTAGTGTAATAGGTGTTGGTAACCAAGCAGCTGTAAAAGTTTATTTAACGGGTTACGTAGAGGCTTTAGATTTAGGACATACTATTAATCCTGGACCAAACACTAGTATAACTTTTGTACAAGGTACAATGAACGGTTATAGTCCTAACTCAGCTGCTAGAATTAGCTTACAAAAAAGTACAACTGGTAAAGGCGCTTTTACAGATAACACTAACTATGGTGTTGCAGGTGCTACTACAAAATTATTATACGCTGTTGGTTATACTATGGAGTTTATAGAACCATCTTATGATAATGAATTACTACCAGATAATCCAGCTATATGGGAAACAGAGCCAAAAGATTCACCTGATTTAGATATATATTATGAGGCTAGTGATTTAATACCTGTTCAATTAAATGAAGAAACAGATGCAGGGTTTTTACCACTACAAGAAGAAGAAATAGGATCAACACCTATATTAAATGGTACTTTTGAAAACTGTACAATATTTACAGCTTCAAGCGTACAAAATTTCTCTATTGATGCTGAAATAATAGATATAAAAGGTAATATATTAACTTTATCAACACCACCAACAATTATAAATACTCCAGCTGTTACTGGTATTGATTGGGTTCATATAAAAAAACCAGACGGTAGTATTTTTTCTACATACGTTGAAGCTATAAATGGTAGTTTTTTAACTATAAACTTAAACACTTGGAACTTTTGGCACACTTTAAATTATTATAATTGTTATACGTTTTTTAATGGTGTTGAATCAAACAGAATAAGAGATAATTTTAATTTACCTTTTATTTCTAACGGTGTAAGAGCTTCATCAACTTTAGAAGAAGTAATAGAAAAACAAACAAGACAATACGGTTTAATATTTTCTGGTATATATAATTCTATATCTTCAATAAATAATTTAAATCAATTTATAGCAGCTGAAAATATTACAAAAGAAATAAATCCAGTTTATGGTAGCATACAAAAACTACATTCAAGATCAACAGCTGATGGTGATTTAATTACGTTATGTGAAGATAGAATATTAAAAATACTAGCTACTAAAGATGCTTTATTTAATGCAGATGGTAATCCTCAGTTAATAGCAAACGAACAAGTTTTAGGACAAGCAATACCATATGCTGGTGAGTACGGTATATCACAAAATCCAGAGTCATTTGCTTCAGAATCTTATAGAGCTTATTTTACAGACAAACAAAGAGGATCAGTTATAAGATTATCTATGGATGGTTTAACACCTATATCAGATCATGGTATGAAAGACTGGTTTAGAGATAATTTAAAACTTAACAATAAACTAATAGGTAGTTACGATCACAAAAAAGATGAATATAATATAGCTTTAAAACCAAATACTAGTGGACAAGGAAATTATGTCGTTTCATTTAAAGAAGACGTTAGAGGTTGGGTTAGTTTTAAATCTTTTGTGCAAATGGAAAGTGGTGTTAGTATGGCTAGTGATTATTACACTTTTAGTAGAGGTAAAATATATCAACATCATTTTGAAAACACAACCTATAATACATACTACGGCCTTCAAAGTCCCTCAACAATAAGTTTTTTATTAAACGATAGCCCTAGTATAGTTAAAAGTTTTAAAACATTACTATATGAAGGTTCTCAAGCAAAAGTAACTAAAGACTTAAGTGACGGCCAGTATTATAATTTAACACCAAAAAAAGGTTGGTATTTACAAACAATAAACACTGATATGCAAGCTGGTTCAAACGTAGAGTTTATTAAAAAAGAAAACAAATGGTTTAACCACATTAAAGGTATAGAAACAGATATAATAGAAGAAAAAGATTTTACGTACCAAGGTATAGGTGTAGTAAATGCTAATCAATTAATAATTAACACAACACAATCATAATAATATGGCAAACGGATACGGAGGTTCATCAGGTTCTTCATACACGCCTAGCTCTACAATGGCGAATAATGTTACGCCTGCAAGAGTAGGTGCTACTAGAACTAATGGACAAAAACGTAAAATCATAAGAGATTTTAATATAAATTTAAGAAATATTAAAGCTTCTGGTGAAAATAGAAAATTTAATATTGCCGGTGATAGTGGTTGTGTTTTTACTTTGATAATATTAAATAACCACGGTAGCTTTTACAACTTTGTTACTAATACTTTTACTACAGCTTCAAGTTTTTTGCAGGGTGTTTTAGAAGGCGGTAGTTATAGAGGTAATATTGTTTTTCCAGCTTTACCTGACACTAATACTGATGATTATACTATAAACCTTATAGCAAATATAAATGAAAATACTTTTCATACTAATTATACTGAAGTTAGATATCCTGATAATACTATAAACTTAAACTCTTCTAAAGGTTCTGACTCAGCTGTATTAATTAAAAAAATATATCAACATGTTGATAAAACAATTACATTAACAGCTATATCTCCAAACTCATTAACTCCTTTTAATAGTATAGTTCGAGTTGAAGATACTATAACCGTTGCAGGAGGTACAAGTAGTCAAAAAAAATCTTTTACTATAACAGTTACAGCTGCTACTACTAGAAACTTTGTTATAAATAGACAGCCTATAGAAAATGACGTTTTGGCTTTTGTAAATAGAACTATTGGTAGTGCTGGTTTAGCTATAACTGGTGAAAATACAGATAGTGGTAGTCGATTTTATAGATGGCCATTAGATAACATTATTGGCTTAAAAAAAGGTATGTTTGTAGCTCCATCTACTAACCTTGATTCTGGTTCTTCACTTGCTGATTATGTAGTAACTGTAGAAGAAACCAAAACAACAAATAGAAGAGCATCATCTGTTTTAGAAACTTATAAAGTAGACACTATTGTAACTTTTGTAAATGCCATAGAATCAACAGCCCCACCAACTTTAACAAATGGTGTTGTTACTAGTCAGCCTGGTAATATTGTTTTTAGTAAGCAACAAGCTGACGCATTAAAAGACGATGGAATTAAAATATATGGATATGGTCCTTCATCTATTAAAAGCCTTAGTGGTTACGATGTTAAGTTTAGTAATTTAAAAGTAGAATTAACACCTGTAACTACAACTACAACATCTAGCACTATAGGTTCAGCTAGCACAAGCGTTGCTATTGCAGAAAGAGATGGTATAAGAGATGATGTTAGTACAGTTACTGGCATTGGTATTGATACTTCTTCAGCGGTACCTTTTGTTGATAGTGGCGCTGGTACAGTTAGTGGTGCTGGAACTATTGTTTTAAGTGCTGCTCAAGAATTAGAAAGTGGTGTAACATTAACGTTTGGTGGCGCTAGTAGAATAGCTACAATAACAGGTGATATTGAAGTGTTAGAAGCTGGTGCAGAAGATGTAAGTTTACGTTTTGATTTAGAAAAAATATTAACAGCAACATAATAGAATATGGCACAAACAGAAGCAACATTAGATAAATTAAATTTTGATATTAACTTTTCTTTACAAGTTGGTGATTTGTTATATTGTAATCCTATTAATTCAGGTCCTACTAGTTTCTCAACTTACAATACAACAAAATTAATTGGTCAAGTAACAGAAATAAATGAAAACTCTATAGGTTTTAATTTTACTTCACAAAACTTAACTGTAGCTCAATTAAATTCTATTTTTAATGCAACAAATAATTTTATTACATTTAAAAAGAACTTAGCTATAAATAGTAGTAGCTTAAAAGGTTACTATGCTTTATGTAATTTTGTAAATGATGATTTTGCTAATAAAAACGAGTTATTTGCTGTTGGTTCTGAAATATCTGTTAGTAGTAAATAAACAACAAAAACTGTGACTATATTAGATATAAATTAAATTAAATTATGTCTAAATACGAATTACAAAAAATATTTGATAATACTCCAGCAGAATCGTATAAAGAAAAAGTAAAACAAATAGAAGATTATTTTATAAGTATTGCTGATGGTGTTAATGTTATTGGTAATGGTAAAGAAATAACATACGCTGAAGGACACTGGGAATATAAACACTCTTTTGCAGAAGGTTTGTATTTAAGAGAAATGAAAATGAAAAAAGGACAACTAGGTTTTTCTGCAATACATAAACACAGTTATGGTTTTTTTCTTTTATCAGGATTATTACAGTCTTCAAAAGAAGAAGGTGTAGAAGAATTTATAGCTCCTTGTTATATAATATCTCCACAAGGCGCTAAAAGAATTGTATATGCAGCAGAAGACTGCGTTATTGTTACAGTTCACGCAAATCCTACAAATACTCAAGATTTAGATGAATTAGCTAAAATAAACGTAGTGTTTGACTGGGATGATTACGAAGAGTATTTAAAAAATAAAAAATGAAAATATTAATTAAAAAATATATATTATGAGTTGGGGTGCAATATCAGTAGGTGTTTCTGCTACTGTAGGTCTTATGGGTATGAGTGCTGCTAGAGAAAACAGAGCTTTGGCTAATGAACAATATAGAGATGCTAAAAATGAAAGAATTAGACAGCAAGAGCTTTTAGATGTTGAAAAAGAAAAATATAGAAGCATGCAGTTTAGAAATCCTTATAAAGATATGGAAAATGTATATGAAGACTTAACTGTTAACCAACAAGCTGCTCAGTTTCAAGCTCAACAAACTTCTCAGCAAATGGCTGATGTAATGGCTAACTTACGTTCTGCGGCAGGTGCTAGTGGTATTTCTGGTTTAGCTCAAACACTAGCTAATCAAGGCGCTTTGTCAATACAAAGAATATCAGCAGGTATTGGTCAACAAGAGGCTGCTAATCAAAGGCTAGCTGCTCAAGGTGCTGCTCAAGCACAAAGACTTGAGTTAACGGGTGAGGCAGGTATTGAACAAGCAAAAAGAGATAGACAAGCTACTTTGCTTGGTATGCAAATGGGTGAAGCCACAGGTGCTAACGCAGCTTTAGCTCAAGCACAAGCAAATCAAATGAACGCTCAAATAGCACAACAACAAGCTTTAATATCAGGAATACAAGGAGTTGTAAGTACAGGTTTTCAAGCTCAAGAAGCAGGTATGTTTGATTATAGCGAAGGTACACCAGGCTACAAGATAGGTCAAGGTGTTAAACAAGGTTCTACGTATTTAGCGGACTTAATAAAACAAATGTTCCAAAGATAAAATATAAATTATGCCAGCAGATAGTACATTAGTAAATTTATCGTTAAAAGAAAGTTTATCAAGATCAAAGATAAATATAAGAGATTTATCACCTTTATTTGAAGGTAATGTTAAATCTATGGAAAGCTATTATAAATTAACAGATAATTTATTTCAAGATTATATAAAACAAGAACAAATAATAGACGCAGGTAAAAGAAAACAGTTAAATGCTTTTCAAAAAACATTACAAAAGCAACATGAAAAACTTACTGTAAACGGCGAAACAATGAGTCAAAAAGTTGTAGATGCTTTAGACAGAGAAATAAGAAGATTACAAGAAGAGTACATGGCTGTTAATACTTATGGTAGAGATGATACTATAGAAAACGAAAGAGCTAGAACACGTTTAGAAGCTGAGCTTGTTTCAATAACAAATCAAGCTTACAAAGCAAGACAAACTTTTGATTTGTTATATGAACAAAGAGATTCTTGGATTGAAGGTGCTTTAGATCCTACGGTTATGGCCGCTCAAAACAAAATGATGGGTGTTGATATAGATAATGATGATGATGTACAAGTTGCTTTTATAAATGGTGAACTAACTTTTTATGCTAGAAACTTTTTAACAGGTACTAGAACTGTAACACCTTCAACTCAACAATTAAGTGGATTTAATACTGAATTATTAAATATAGGTGCAATAGATTTACAAGAAGCACCTGTTTATGAAGAATACCAATACGGTGAAGCTGCGTATACTATTGATCAAATGAGGGAAAACTTTCCAGCTGCGCTGTTAAACAAAGATAGACAAATTATATCTCTTGTTAATGATATGCAGCAAGAGGCTTTTGAAGCTGGTAAGTCAGGTGCCATGTTAAATTTTAATGAAGAAGAAGTTTTAGGTCAGCTTGACCTTATAATACAAAAACCAGAAGATTTTAGAAGTTTAGGTTTAAGAAGAGTAGGTATGGGCGGTGACAACGTAAAAATGACTTTAGGTAGACCTTCATTTTTAACTGAACTAAAACTAAGTGGTAACTATGGTATACAGTTAGATTTAATGGATGCTTCTTTTCAATTGTTATTTAAAGAAATGATAGAGGCGTTTGGTGAAGACGGTGTTATAGACGTTGAGGATCTTGAAAGAGCAGCAGATCCAGATGCTTTTAGAAAAAATTACAATATGATGGTTGATGTTTTAACAAAAATTGACGATGAAAATTTTGACTTTGAAAGATCTAAAAAACTTTTAATGGGTTATTTTAAAGATATAATAGAAGAAAAATACCAACTTAAACACGCTGATGGCTGGCAAAACGATGCTAATCCAAACAAGGGTATGGGCGTAGTGTTTGGTAAAGATGTACCTCTACCTTCACGTAAAGATAAACAATTAGAATATATAGCTGCAAAAGCTATTGAAAGAGGTGAAAGATTAGTTGTTATACAACAAGAAGAATATTTACTACAAAGCGATGGTACTTATAAGTTATACAGAAGAGAAGGTCCTGGATATGCTCCGTATACTGAAGAAGATTTACAACAAAGAGGTAAACATGTGTTTACTAAATATGAGTTAGCTAAACAATTAAAATATTATGCTCAGTATATAGATACTGATTATAAGTTTAAACAAGGAAGATAAATTAAATGAACGAACCAAGCTTAGATAAATTAAACGTTATAGCTTCTGCGCTACAACAATATGTGTTGGTAGCCAATAATATTCGTTTTCGTACTGCAGAAGGTGGATATATGTGGGATGAAATAAATAGATTATTTCCTGATTTAAAAGAATTTGATCCTGCAACTTTAGAAGAGTACGTGTACACGGCAAACAACCCTGAATATAAAGGTAACTATAGTATTATAAATGAAAAATTTAAAGAAGATTTTAATTTTTCAGATGAATATTTTAATAGTATAGAAAACGTTGATGAAAATCTTTTTAAAACAGACGCAATTAGAAAATTATTTGTTGGTGATGTAAAACCAGGTGATGAAGCTTTTGGTAAAAGTGTAGTGCAATATGGTATAGAAAAAACAGTAGGTGGTATTTTTGATGGTGCTAGTGGTTTAATTAATAGTATATTTAAACCTCTTAAAGAAAGCGAGCAACTTTACAGAAACGTTGGTGAATTACTTCTTGATAAAGAACTTACTGTTGACAACACTGAAAAGAAAAAAGAAAAAGCACCACCGGCTGTAATATCGTTTAATGATATACCAGAACTTTTATATAATTACAAAGGAAGAGATGAAAATGATTTTGGCATGAATCCTTCTAATACATTTAGTATAAGTCTTGGTGATATGCCAAGTGATTTTAATAATGTTTTGCAAAATCCAGCAAACTCATTTGAAAGAGAGTTTTACAACAACAACTTATCTTATAATCAATATCAACAAGCTTCAAATATAGTTGTAAATTTACTTGATGGTCGAGTTAAAAAAATTGAAGAACAAGAAGAAAGGCTTGCTATTTTAGGACCAGAAAGATATGCTTTTGAAGAGTATATTATGAAAGATCCACCAATGGCTAAAAAAGGTGAGCGTTATAATGGTTATCATTTTCATCAAAAGGATGAAAAAGAAGCCATAAGACTTTTAAACAGTTGGGCTAATAACAAAAAATACAAAGGTAATCCTTATTTTGGGTTTAAGTTTGAACCTGGTTATATTATTCCATTAAAAGTAGATACTGGTATTTTTGGTACAGTAAAATCAGGTTTAATTGAAAACACGTTTGATGATTGGATTATTGTAACTGCACCGTTTAGATACGATACAAAAATAGGAGCTTGGGTTGGGGGTGAGCAGCAAAAGTTTGAAACTGGTTTAGAAGGTCGTGCAGGTGTAAAAGAAATGAAAAGACTACAGGAGTGGATGTTAAACCCTGTTGATACTTACAATGGGCCAAGTGCATTTGACGCAGCTGTTGACGCTGGGCAAGCTCAAGCTGATTTGTATAGAGCCGTAGATCCTATATTTGGCGATCTTGAAAATATAGATGACATATCTGACAAAGATTTACAGAAAATGATAGAAGCTATAGAAGAAGTACAAACTGCTTCTGCTGACATGAAGGCTTTAATATCTTGGTCTGAATCATATAACGAGTACAGAGATGATGGTGAAAACTGGTTTATGTCTACTATGAACGCTATTAAAGACGAAGGTGTTAAAGGTTTTGGTCAGGCTTTTGTTTCTAGTGCAGTAGGTATGTTTAATGAAGAAGCTTTAAAAGATGCGTCTGGTTCTGCTCTTGCTGGTGCGGGTGCTACTTGGTATACCGGTTATGGTGCTCTTGGTGGTGGTTTCGTTGCTGGTATGACTTCCATGAACTATAACATGGAGACTATAGCTACGTTTACTCAAATACTTCAAGAAGAGCTAGAAGCTATAGGTGATGATATGACGCCTAATAATATAAGACGTTTGTTAGAAAATGATGAGTTTAGAGCAGAAATAAAAAGAAGAGCTAGATTAGGTGGTGCTTCTGTAGCTGCAACAGAGCTTATAACATCGATGCTTGGTATAAAAGGTTCATCTGCTATAATAAAAACTGTAGGTAAAACAACTAATACTTCTAAGATAGTTGGTACAACTTTAACTATACCTTATAACGTTACAACTGATGTTGTTGGAGGTATGACTGGTGAATACACAAAATTTAAAACAGCAAATTTAAAATTTGATGAAGTTGATATAGTTCTTGAAGGTTTTTCTCCAGCTGTATTTAGTTTAGCAACAGAAACGATAATTGCATATAATAGTGTCAAAAACGATATTAAAAGCGATGTAGATAGTGGTACTACAGGTTTAAAAGAAGTTAAACCAGTAGATTTAAGAGATCAAACTCGTTTTACAGAAGAGTTTGTTAAAACTGGTAATATGGAAACTGGTTATAAATACACCAGACCACAACCAAATATTGATAAAGAAGGTAATTTATTAGATGGTCAAGGTAATGTTACGGGTATAAAAGTCTATGCAGATCCTAATGGCTATCAAGGTAATGACCAGTTTGTAGATCCAGCTGGTAATTTAATACCTAAAAACGGTTACATGCCGTACACACCTCAAACTGGTGGTATAATAAAAGCTGAAAATAACAAGCACTATTATTTACCACCTGTACTTGCAAAAGTAGAACTTACTATTGATGGTACAGTTGTAAGTGAGCAATCTTTTATTGACTATGTTGATGGTTTAAAAACTTTACAAGATGTTGAAAATTTTAAATATGAAATAAAATCACAGACCACTTTTGATTCTGGCATAGATACAGATCTTAACGTAGACGCGCCTGTTTCTATTAAAAAAATTAGTGAAGACGCTATTAACGCATACGCACAAGAAGCTTCAAATAGAGCTGAAGCTTATGGAAACTATGTACAAGATAAAATTGATAGTATAAAAATAGATTCTGAAATAAGTGATAGAATTACTAATGCTGAAGATAGAAGTTCTTTAGTAGAACTTGAAAAAAGAAGAGTTAAAGCAGAACAAGATTCTAAAAAAACAGGTGCAAGTGCAGTACCAGGTATTGAACAAGAGTTACAAAATATAAACAATGAAATAAGTGAGATATTAAATAAATATGCTGAGGTAGTACCAGGTAAAATACCAACTAAAAAAATAGAACCTTTACCTGTAGAAACTGATGCTAGTATTGTTGAACTAGATGAATCTGCTAAAGCCGTTTTAAACACTGCTATAAATAAAGAAACAGCTACAGTTAAAAAACAAATGGATGCTGTTCAAGATAAAACTGGTGATGAAGGTGATATAGTAGAACTAAGTAATGAAGATATAGCTGAAAGTCAAGCTGAAATAATTTCTTTGCTTGAAGCCGAAGTTGAAGGTTATAAATCACGTGTAGCAGAAACAGAGTCTGGTACAACTGAAAATACAACAGCTAAACAAAACTTAGAAGATACTAAAAATAGATTAGAAGCTTTTAAAACAGCTGATAAACAGTTTGGTTATATTATAGATAGACCTGATGGTAGTTATGATATTATAATAAATAAAGATAATTATAAAGAAGGTGTAGCTGCACACGAGTTTTTTCATAAAATTTTATCAAGAACTCTTAGAAACGATCAAGTTACTCAAGATGCTTTTGGTAATGCAGTAACAGACTATGTTAATGAAAAGTATGGTGGTGTATCTCAAGAGTTTGTGGATAGAATGAGTGCATATATAGATCCTAAAACTGGACAACGTGTTAGTGAGTTTGGTGAAGAAACTATGACTATTATGGCTGAATCAATTGTTGATGGTACATTAACTTTTAATGATTCTTTTTTTACTAAAATAGGTGATTTTGTAAGACAAACTTTACAAAGAATAGGTTTAAAAAAGATTAAATTTAATACCGGTAGAGATGTATTTAACTTTATAAAAGATTATGCTAAAAGTATTAAAAAAGATTATGTAAGTAAATCTATAATTAATGTAGCTGCTAAAGGTGCAGAAGGTGATTTAGTTACAGGTGCTCAACGTACAGAAGCTACAACAAAGTTTTCAAGATCAAAAGCTGTTACAGCTGTAAATGAAATAGAAAATAACTTAAAAAATAAATTACAACAAGAAGGTAAAGAATACACACAAAACGAGTTTAGACGTAGTACAGAGTTTGGTCAAATATTTGATTCTATAAACAATGAAAATGGACCTATAAACAACTATATTAAAGGTCTTAGGATGGGTCCTGAAAAAACAGAACAAGTTATAGAAAAAGCTTCTCAAAGATTATTTAATTATAATCCACAAGCTACTAGAAAAACAGATGTAAAAGAAGGTGTAACAATTGGTGAGCGTATAATGTCTGATATTAGTTTTGCAAAATTAGACGCAGACAAAGCTCTTGCAATAGCCGCTAAAAAAGAAGGTAAAACAACTAGAATAGATGCTGCTAAAAGAACTAAAGAAGGTGAAACAACTTTTGACATAAAAGATACTGAGGTAGAAACTTCTTTTGAAACAGAAGATTTATCACCAGCTGCTCAAGCTAGAAAAGCACAAATAAAAGAACAAGGTCAAAAACAATCGCAGTTTAGAAAACAACTAGGTATAGAAACTAATGGTAAATTATATAATCAAATAAAAGATGCTGCGCGTAAATCTTTATTAAGAGCATATGAAAGTAATACTTCTGCTAAAAATATACAAATAAAATTAAGAGATCAAGCTAATAGTTATTTGTTTAAAACAATTAAAAACTTTTTAGGTACTAAAACATATGCTAGTAATTTAAGAAAGTTTAGAGAGCCAATAATAAACGCTTTATTTACATCTGATTTAGTACAAATAGAACGTAATGTTGATGTTAAAGATAGGATTTTTACAACTTTTATAAAAAAACTTACTACAAGAAGTGAAGTAGAAAACGCTGTAGACCAACAACTATTACCTCCAGCAGCTATAAGATCTTACGATAAAGATAAGTCTGTTAATTTATATAAGAAAAAAATGCCTACTGAAGAAGAATTTATGGGCTTTTTTGATATACCTGCTTTTAATCCTGTTACAGGACAAAGATCTGGTAAAAGAGGTACAAGAAAAGATACGTTAGCAAAAAACATGGCTGGTGCATTATCTTTTGATGCTACAATGGAAGTAGCTCAAGAAACAGAAATAATACAAAAAAGAACAGAAATAGCTGAACTTAAAGGTGAAACTTTAGCTAAAGATGATATAGAAACTTTAGGTGCTAATATAGGTAGAGACCCTGACGTTAAGTTTAGCAAGAAAAATGATAAAGAATATAGTAGTAAAACAGCAAATAATTTTATTATTAGAGCAGAAAAAAACGGTTTAAATGATATATTACTAAGTATAGACACTAAAGATATATCTTGGAGAGTTGCATTAAAACATTTAATAACAGATAACGCGTACGATTATAGCGGATTATATAAAATACCAGAAATTAAAAATGCTATAAAAGAATTAAGGTCTTTAAGAAACAAAGAAGGTTTAAAATCAAAACCTAACTCTTATTACATAGAACAACACGGTATAAATAATTTTAAAAATACTATTGCAAGTAATCCAAACATAAAGCTATTGGTAGAAGAAGTTGCAGAAGGTGAAAATCCAGATGTACAGTTAGAAGTTGACGGTATGCCTTTTGGTTCAGAAATAAAAGCCGATAAGTCAAAAGGACCTAAAAGAAATATATATATAGACATTGACAAAATAATTGAATCAAAAGGTACTGAATACACTGTAGCAGGTAATAAAACTAGTTTAAATCCTGAAAAAATTGATGCTTTAGTTAAACAATCAATACCTGCTTTAAAGCAAATAAAAGAATTATTAAAAGATAAATACGGTGTTAAGAACTTTGTTTTAAGCTCTGGTCCTAAACAAGAGCAAACTTTAATAACAGAAGAAGCTTGGCAAGATATTAAGAAAAACAAATTAGATGCACTAGCTACTTCATACGAATGGGTTAAAACTGATTTTATATCATACGATTATATAAACAAACCTATACCTTCTTTTTATATTACTACGGGTAGATCAGGTACTTATACAATGGGTGATGCAGATCCTTTAAATATAAGTGATCAAGTTGCTAACTTTGAACAACTTGGCGTGCCTATACCTTTAACTATTAGGATGGCAGCTGATAAAAGAGCTGGAGGCATGAGACGAGTTGTTTTTATTGTTGAGACGCAAATAGATTCAAGAACTTTTGAAAAACAAAACGTAAACTTTTTTAAAGAAAAAGATGTAGAAAAAGTTGTAACTAAATTTTCAAAAGATAATTTTACTAGTGAAAGAATTATTGATGACGCTGTGTTGTTCTCAAGATCAAATAAAAATAAACCAAAAGGTATTACAATACTAGATTTTGACGATACATTGGCTACAACAAAGTCTATGATTAATTTTACAAGACCTGACGGTACTAAAGGTAAGCTAAATGCAGAACAGTATGCCGCCACATACGAAGAGTTAGCTGCTAAAGGTTATGAGTTTGATTTTTCAGAGTTTTCAAAAGTTGTTGAAGGTAAAAAAGCACCTTTATTTGAAAAAGCATTAAAGCTACAAAAAAAGTTTGGTTCTAAAAATATGTTTGTTTTAACAGCTAGACCACCTGAATCAGCACAAGCAATACATGATTTTTTACAAGCAAATGGTTTAAATATATCAATAGAAAACATTACTGGTTTAGCCAACAGTACGAGTGAGGCAAAAGCACTTTGGGTTGCTGACAAAGTCGGTGAAGGTTTTAATGACTTTTATTTTGCAGACGATGCTCTACAAAACGTACAAGCTGTAAAAAATGTACTAGATCAATTTGATGTTAAATCAAAAGTACAACAAGCTAAAGTTGATTTTTCAAAAGATTTAAATAAAGAATTTAATAAAATAATACAGCAAACAACTGGTGTTCAAGCTGTTATAACTTTTTCTGATGCTCAAGCTAAGTTAAGAGGTAACAAGTCAAAGTATAAATCTATTATACCAGCTTCTGCTCAAGATTTTGTTGGTTTATTATATAACTTTTTAGGTAAAGGTAAACAAGGAGAACAACAAATGAAGTTTTTCAAAAAAGCTTTAATAGATCCTTTCGCAAGAGGTATTGACGAATTAAACGCTTCAAGACAAATAGCTTCTGAAAATTATAAAAATTTATTAAAAGAAAATAAAAGTGTTAAAAAAGATTTAACAAAAAAACTTAAATCATTCGATGGTTATGAAGGTGTAGAATTTACTGTTGATCAAGCTGTTAGAGTTTATCTTTGGCAAAAAGCAGGTTTTGAAATACCTGGTTTATCAAAAAGAGATACTAAAATGTTATCTGATTTTGTAAAAACTGACACAGAATTAAAGCAGTTTGCAGATCAAGTTGGTAAAATATCTAAAAGAAAAGAAGGTTATTCAGAGCCAGGTGAATATTGGTTAGTTGAAAATATAAATTCTGATTTATTAAGTGATGGAGCTATTGGTGACGTTAGGTCTAAATTTTTAAATGAATTTATAGAAAATAAAAATGAAATATTTTCTAAAGATAATCTAAACAAAGTACAAGCTATTTATGGTAAAAACTTTAGAGAAGCCTTAGAAGATATGTTGTTTACTATGGAGACTGGTAGAAACAGAAAGCAAGGTTCTAATAGACTTGTAAATATGTACATGAATTGGGTTAACAATGCTGTTGGTGCAATTATGTTCTTTAACATGAGATCTGCATTATTACAAACTATATCTATGACTAACTATATAAATTGGTCATTTAATAACCCTTTAAACGCTGCCACGGTTTTTGCTAATCAAAAACAATACTGGAAAGATTTTTCAACAATTTTTAACTCTGATTATTTAAAACAAAGAAGAGCTGGTAATAGAAGAGGTATTAATGAAGCTGAATTATCTGCCGCTGTTGCTGGTAGTCAAAACAAAGCAAAAGCTGCTGTAGCGTGGTTATTACAAAAAGGTTTTTTACCAACACAAGTTGCTGATAGCTTTGCTATTTCTAGTGGTGGGGCTACATATTATAGAAATAAAATAAAAGCTTTAGTTAAAGAAGGTATAACTTTAGAGCAAGCTGAAAAACAAGCATTCTTAGATTTCCAAGAAACAACAGAAGTGTCACAACAATCAGCTAGACCAGACATGTTATCTCAACAACAAAAAAGCCCGTTAGGTAGATTGGTGTTAGCATTTGCTAACTATCCAATGCAAGCTGGTAGAATAATGAATAAAGCCGCTAGAGATATTATAAACAAAAGAGGGGATACTAAAACTCATGTGTCTAAAATAGTTTACTATGGAGTTATTATGAATGTTGTTTTCCATGCTTTACAATCAGCTATGTGGGCTATGATTGATGAAGAAGAAGAGTTTGACAAAAGAACAGATAGAGCATTAAATAGTATGATAGATACTTGGTTAGTAACTATAGGTTTTGGTGGTAGAGCTGTTAGTGCTACAAAAAACGCAGTGATAGAATATCAAAAACAAGATGCTAAAGATACTGATGAAGAGTTTTTAACAAAATCAGATCATACGTATACAATATTACAACTTTTAAGTTTCTCTCCACCTTTAAGCTCTAAAGTTGGAAAGATATATAGATCTATACAATCAAGAAAATATAATAGAGAAGTATTTAAAAAACGAGGTTTAACGTTAGATAATCCCGTTTGGAGTGCTGTAGGTAATGTGATAGAAGGTTTTACAAATATACCACTTGGTAGATTAGCAAATAAAATGTTAAATATTGATAACGCTATGGATTCAAGTAATGCGTTTTGGCAGCGAGCTGCTTTGCTTTTAGGTTGGAATACTTGGGATTTAGGTATTAAAGATGCAGATATAGAAGCTACAAAAACTGAAATAAAACAAGAGAAGCAAAAACAAAAAGACATTGAAAAAGAACAAAAGAAAAAGTTAAAAGAAATAGAGAAAAAAGAAGCTGAAGAATTTAAACAACAAATTTTTGATGATTCTACAAAGCAAACTGAAAAATTAATATATGATTTAAAGAAAGATCAACAAATTGCATTACTAATAGAATTAGGTGTGAAAGAGGAGGAAATAAGTAAGTTACATTACAAAACTAGTAGAGCTAAAAAAATTATAGAATTACAAGATAAAAATCAAAATAAAAAGATAATTAAAGATTATTTAGAAAAACATATTAAACCAAAAACCAATAGAAAAAGAAAGTCTACAAGGTCTAGTGTAAGAAGATAAATAATAAAAGTAAACAATTGTAAAAATAAGTGACTATATAACAATGATGAAAAAACTAATATTATTACTATTATTTATACATAATATAGTAATAGCACAAACATTTAAAAAAGAAGATGTTCAAGACTTGTTAAAGTTTTCTACATTTTATGCCGCTGTAAACGGTGGAACATCATTGTCTGATGTTGATGTGTTTTCAGTAGATAACGGCTTGTCTACTCAAACTATTTCAACTCCTTATGATTATAATTTTACTATAGGTTTACGTAAGATAGCAAGATTTGGATATGAAAATAAAGCTCAGACTTTTTATGATGGAACGGAATCTAATTACAGTGATGCGGCTACTGTAGGTAAAGTTAGAGGGGTTGAATATTTATTTGAAGTAGATTACAAGAGGCAAGAAGGAGTAAATTATATGGATCAACATCATTTTATTAGATTTAGTTCTGATGAAGGTTGTGAAGATGAGCTTTGTGTAAACTTCTTTGCTTTAAAGTTGGAATATTTAGAAGATGGTTTTGCTGACGTAAAATATTTTGAAGCATCAGAGAGATATAGACATCGTAAAAATAGTAACTTATCTTGGAATATTGGATTAACACATAGACTAGCAGAGCCATATGGTTATAATGCTCTTGATGAATGGATGCTTGATAATGGTAATATACATTATACTTATTTAGCCCTACAAGAAGGTTATACGGTGGATGTGTATAACAGTGAATATTATAATCCAGCTGGAGAATTAGTTGCTACAAGTGCTGAGGTTTGGGAGGCTGTTGTTATACCACAAGTATTGTCAGATTACACAGAAAAGAAAAGAAACGAATTAAAGAAAACAATACAGCATTCTTTAGTTATAGGTTTTGATTATTATAAATATTCTAAAAAAACTTGGTTGCATGCTTGGGGAAGCTTAATGCCATATCATTACGATGATGGTAGTGAATTTAGTTATCACAACTACGTTGATGGTCAATGGTATGATTATTCAGGAGGGTTAATATATGGTGTAAAAGTAAATAAACAATTAGGATATTTTGTAGAAGGAAAATATAACAAGTACTGGAATAGAGAATGGTACGATTTTAAACTAGGAGTTAACTATACAATTTTTTAAAAAAAATGGCAAAAGAACTAAATGAAGATACATCTTTTAAATTAAGTATAAAAACAATAATAGGAGCTGGCTTTGTAATAGCGACAGTTGTTGGTATGTGGTTTGCTTTGCAAGCTGATATAGCAGAGGCAAAAGAACTTCCTAAAAACGAGTGGAATCCAGAGTGGATAGAAAAACTACCACCAGATGAAGTTAGTAGAATGGAATTTCAAATGAAAGACGAAATGATACGTAACACTATTATGAGCACACAAGAAGATGTTACTGAAATAAAAGAAACTTTAGAAAAAATAGAAGATAAATTATATAATAGATAATGGAAAATTCTGAAATTACTTGGCATTCGCGAATTATATATATGTTAATAATTATTTTTATGTTATTAACTAGTATATGTTTTGGGCAAATAAAAGTTGTTCAATTTAATGCGGGTTGGAATAAAGTTAATGATGTGCCGTGGGTTATGGATCTTAACGATTGTAGAACTAAAGCTTATACTGATATAGCTGCCAACCCAAATGAAGCAAAAAAATATAAAATAGCTGTTGTGCCTACAATAATAATATTTAAAGATGGTGAAGAAGTTGCTAGGTTCCAAGCAGATCTTAGTTTTAAAATGGTAGCAACTAAAGAAGAAGTACAAGAAGAAATAGATAATCAATTAATGAGTGATTTTTAATTATCCTAAAAAATAATGTATACTTATAAAATAAAATTAGACAGAGTTATTGATGGTGATACTATTGATGCTAATATAGATTTAGGATTTGATATATCTACTAAAAAAAGGATTAGATTTATGGGGATTAATACTCCAGAATCCAGAACTAGAGACTTAGAAGAGAAAGCTAGGGGACTAGCAGCTAAAGATAGAGTTAAGCAATTGCTAGAAGGAGCAAAAGAAATAACATTACAATCTCATGGTGTTGGAAAATATGGAAGATGTTTAGGTGAGTTATTTGTGGATATGGTAGACGGACAAGAGAAACTAACGTTAGAAAGTGTAAATGAATTATTAATAAAAGAAGGACACGCTGTTAAATATGATGGCGGTAAAAGATAAACTATGATAAATTGGATAAACGGTTTTAAACCAGGAAATAAAAAAGAAAAATACGAAATAAGTTTTAGATTAGGTACGTTTACAGTATTGGAAATAAAAGCTTGTTTATTTTGCGAAGCAGGATGTACTGCAAAAAGATTTAGATTAATGATTTGTAATTTAGGATTTGAAATATGAAAAAACTATTATTAATATTATTATTACTACCATTATTTAATTTTGGACAAGTAAGTACTTTTCCTTGGATATATGACTTTGAAAACTATATACCATTAGAACAAGATCAATTTGATGACGGAGATTGGAGTGTTTGGCAAGGACCAACTTATAGTTATAACACCGGGCCTTCTGGAGACCATACAACAGGTGGTGGTACTTATTACTATGTAGAGTCTTCTTATCCTAATTATCCTAACAAAACACTTATAACATACACACCAACATTTGACATTTCAGCAACACCTGGTAAAGTGTTATCGTTTTGGTATCATATGTATGGTATGGAGATGGGTGATTTAGAAATAGGGGTAATAGATAATAATGGATATACTGTTTTAGACGTTAAATCTGGTAATTATGGTGATGAATGGTTTTTTGCTTATTATCCAATATCATCAACTGATTCATTTAAAATACAATTTACAGCTGTAACTGGTGATTTATATACTAGTGATATAGCTATAGATGACATAATGATTAGTGATCCATTTAATCCAGCTATGGGTTGTATGGATTCTGTAGCTTTAAACTATGATGCTAACGCTATTTATCCTGATGGATCTTGTACTTATCCCCCTTGTGGAGGTTTTATAAACGCTAATGCTTATGATCAATGCTGGGGAACTCAAACTGGAATAACATTTGAATGGTGGTCTGATACTACAACGTCTACTTGCGATGTAATTGAAATACATTATGGTAATGAAAATAATCATATTTATTCTTACATGGGTTATTGGCCAGCGGCTAATGGATATAACAACTTTGCTGTAAACGCCGGAAGCGGACAAATGCCTCCTAACTGGAGTGTTGAGCACTATATAGTGTTAGAATATGCGGATGGAACCTTGTCAGATACAATAACTTATACTCCGTCGCCTTGTATACCGGGTTGTACTGATTCAACTCAAACATCATACAATCCATTTGCTAACATTGATGATGGGAGTTGTGCTGGTGCTGTATGTGATCCAGACAATGAGTATCAAGTAACAATGACGATTAGATTGGATAATTGGCCAGGTGAAACTTCTTGGACAATGATGAGTGGAGGCCAAGCCGTAGGAGATGCTCCACAAGGAACGTATGATTATGGTGACATAGGGCAGACTTATACTTACGAGTTTTGTGTTCAGCAATCAGGGTTTGAACTTATATTAAATGATACGTATGGCGATGGAATAATGGGGAACGGAACGCCTGGTTCAGCAGGGGAAGTTGTTATATATGATTGTGCTGGAGACACTATAACGTATCTTACATCGGGAACTTGGTTAGATGGTAGTCAAAATACAGTGGGCGTTAACTTTGGATACGTAGCATATTCTACAGTTCAAAATGGAACTACTTGCGCTGGACAAGACACAATACTTGGTTGTACTGATCCAAACTATCAAGAATATAATCCATTAGCGAACGTAGACGATAGTACATGTATTAATTTGCATATATATGGGTGTACAGATGACACTATGTTTAATTATGATCCTACTGCAACTATAATGGATTTAGTACCAGTATGTGATTATACTTTAATAATAGAAGATGATGCTGCGGATGGATGGGGTAATTCTTATTTAGGTATTACTCAAGGGTCTAATACTTGGACATACACAATGGGGCCTGGTTCTTATTCACAATCGTTTCCAATAGATTTAGAAACAGATGAGCCTGTTTTAGTTTATTATTTTGAAGTTCCTGGAGCTCAACAACCACCACAAGAAGTAGAGTTTCAGACTATGCAGAATTCTTTTTTATTAATAAATGCTTACGGTGATACATTGTTATCAGAAGGAACAAATCCTTTTGCAAATAATGGCCAAGGCGCTCTACAGCCTTTTAGTCATCCATTCTGGGAAATATATACAGCTATACCATCTTGTGGTAACTATTGCGAGCCTGTAGTACATGGATGTACAGATTCAACTGCTTATAATTATGATATATCAGCTAATACACCTGACACTTGTTATTATATGCCTGGATGTACTAATTCATCATTTTTAGAATATTATACCCAAGGATATGTAGCAGGTGTAGATGATGGTTCATGTGTAACCGAAGCTATATGGGGTTGTACAGATTCAACGGCATTTAATTATGATTCTATAGCAAATATAGATAACGGTGGGTGTGTAGCTGTAATACTTGGTTGTATGCAGCCATTAGCATTTAACTATAATCCAAACGCTAATACTGATGATGGTAGTTGCGTGCCGTTTATATATGGATGTACCGATCCTACTATGTTTAACTTTGATGCAAGTGCTAATACTGATGATGGTTCGTGTATTCCATATATATTTGGTTGTACTGATTCAACGATGTTTAATTATAATCCTTTAGCAAATGCTGACAATAATAGTTGTATTCCTTATATATATGGTTGTACGGATCCTTCTATGCTTAATTATAATGCTTTGGCAAATGTTGAAGACTTTAGTTGTATCCCGTTTATATATGGATGTATGGACTCCACTGCGCTTAATTATGATTCACTTGCAAACACAGATAACGAAAGTTGTATCGCAATTATTGAGGGCTGTATGGATCAATCGGCTTATAATTATGATATTTCCGCTAATGTTCATGATAGCGTTTCTTGTCTTTACGATGCTGGTTGCATTACTGGTGCAGGTAATCCCTATTGGTTAAATGATCCTTGTTACGCTTGGGTGATTTCAGTAGATGATTACTGTTGTGAAAACGAATGGGATAATATATGTCAATTAACATATGATTATTGTGAAGGAACTTGGGTCGGTCCTATACCAAAACGTATTGCTAAATTAGTTTCGGTTACTGATTTATTAGGTAGACCAGCTAAAATTGAAAAAAATAGAGTGTTATTATTTCTTTATGAAGACGGAACTGTAGAAAGAAAATTAATTAAGTAATGAAGTGGATAGGTCAACATATATATGACCTTGTATCTAGGTTTCGTGGTGATGTATATTTAGAAAATATACGTACTGGAACAATAGTTAGTGGTGGGTATTTAGGTTTAGATTCAAATCAAAAAATTGTAATGTCATCGGAAACTGGTGATATAAGTGGTATTACTTTAACCGCTGGCACAGCTGTAGATTTAACAAGTGTTTCGGGTGCAACTGGTGGAGCTTATGCTGCTACAATTGGAGTTGATGTTTCTGATTTTATGTCAAACGGAAGTGCAGGTGGGCTTTTAGCGGCTACTGGTTCCGATACAATGACGGCGCTAACTTATATAACATTCAGTAATGATGCTGGGGAAACAGACACTTCTTTATTATCAATTTTATCAAATCAAGATAGCGGTGATAGGTTTACAATAGGCACAACAACTCACGGAGCTACTACTATTACTACTATAGATGATGATTCACATGCGGCTCATTTGACTTTTTCTGTTGATGGTAATATATTTCACAAAAACTACTCCGGTATTTATGAGTGGTATAAAAGTGGTAATGATGATGATAAGTTTAGAATAACCGTTGGTGCTGATGGGGATACTTTACTCACAACAGTAGATGATGCTGCCGCTGCTGCTAATTTTGAGGTAGAAGCCGATGGAGATATAACACTAGATGCTAATGGTCAAATAAAATTAGAACCGGCTAGTGGAAATAATATATTATTAGATGGCACTGTTACAGTAGATGGTGGAAGCGTTACTGGTATAACAACGTTGGGTTTTGATAGCATAAATTTAACAGCTGTTCAAGCTCATGGTGAATCATTTGTTGACAATGATACTAGTATAATGACTTCGGCGGCTATAGATGATAGAATAAATTCAGTTCATACCACAGTTCAAACGGGTAAACACTATAGAATAGTAAATACATCTTTTAGAGCAGATATAGGTACAACTAAATATTATTTACCATTAAAATCTCAAGATGAACAAACAGTATTAACTAGAGAGGAAAATCAAGAAGTGGCTGTTTGTGATGGTAGATTAGTATCACTCACATGGAGAGCTGAGGCGTTTAATACACATACTGGCGATGCTACGGTTACCTTTGGTGTAGAAACAAATACTGTTGGAACTTCTTATTCTGGTGGTTATTCTTCTGTAGAAACAGTAAACGTTACGGTTAATAATGCGGACGATCAACACTTGTGGCATGTTCCATTTAGCTCTGCTAAACATTGGGATTCTACAGATATGTTCGTAATATCAATACAGTCAGATACAGATATAACAGGAAGTAATGAAAGAATTTTTATAACTTTAGTTATAGAAGACGATTGGTCTACATATTTAGGAATAGCAAATACTTCAGTTACAGAAATAGATTCAACACCTTAATAAAATAAATAAATAAATATTAAACAAATAATAACATGGCAACATTAATACCAACTTTAACATTATCTTGTGCAGATGCTACGACTGATTTAATAAACTTTTCTGTAGTGGATAATTTAAATATAACTAAAGCTGTAATAGCACCTAGTAAAATAGCTACTTCTACAAGTGATTTAACATTACTAGCAGCATCTTCTTACACAAAATCATATGTTTATTTGAAAAATACAGATGATACAATAAACATACAGGTTAAGTTTGGATCAGCCGCTAACTTTTTATTAGCAGCAGGAGAATTTGCTTTTTTTCCTTGGGACTCGGGCAATGATGTAGTAGTTGCTTCAGTTTCAAGTACACCGTATTTAGAATACGCTATATTTGAAGCATAAAATAAAACAATTAATTAATAACAAATAAAAACAACAACATGGCAACAACAACAGCAACAATTAGTATTTCCAGTTCAGATTTGATGCCTGGTAGTCCTTTAAATATAAGTGCTAGTTCAACATTGATGAAGACTGGTATAACTACTGGCATGGAGTTGATGGAAATGGGTAACGCAGAAATAGCAAAAGATTATGAGGCTCAGTTATTTGCAGATGGACCTGCAACAGATAACGGTGCTTATTGGATCTATATTTGCAATACTACTACAGACGATGACACTCGTTATATAGAATATAAACTTCATGAAACTGTAATAGGTAGATTATATGCAGGTGATTGGATGTTTGTACCTTATAATGCTAGTGATGGTGATGCGGAGGTAGAAGTAAAAGGTCTTGTAGGGGCAAATAAAATAGAGTATGCAATGTTCAAAACTGCATGGACTCTTCCAGCAGCTGAATCATAAAAATAAATAAATAAATAAATAAATATGGCAACAACAACAGCAACTATTAATGTTAGTAGTGATATACTTAGTTATCCTGTTAGTATTAGTAAAACAATGACAATGAGCAAGAGTGCTAATCCTTCTGTAGGTTTAGATGAAACAACCGGTTTGCGTACTAAAAAATTCACGAGTACAACTGCGGCAGTAATTGTTGAACACGATGAGCTTACTGATGATATGGCACATAAAGTGTATATAAGAAACGCTAGTACCAATAAAGCAGAATTTTTTTATGTGGCTTACCATGCATCTGCGGCAGCAGCAACTACATCTGAAACTATAGGTAAATTATATGGTGGAGACTGGATGCTTATGCCTTATGATGGTAATGTTAATATAACTGTAGCTTCTTCTACTGCAACTGAAACACAATATTTAGAATATATGGTATTCGCAGATGGTATTGTAGAGGCTAAGGGGTAGAATCACATGGCTAAATATTTTAATATAACTGGAGCATCATCCGCAGCCGCTGAATTAACTAGAGAGTTATTAGCACCTGGGGCAGGCGTAAAAGTATCTTCTATATCACTAACCAATATACATGCGGATACTAAATGTACTGTAGATTTGTATATAGAAAAAGAGCTTAGTGGTAAGTTTTATATATTAAAAAGCGTAGAGTTACCAGTTGGTGTTACATTAGTACATGATTTTACATTTGATAATTCTACTAATCAATACGGTTTATACTTAAAATTAACTAAGTCAGCATCTGAAACACCTACTGTAGATGTAATAATTAAATAAAATAAAATGGCAATAGATTGTTTAGATTGTAAAATAGTTGTATCTGATACATCAGGCTTTCTTGGTGGAGCGATAACTTTTACAGATCCAGTAACTGGATTATCACAAGCTGTTTCACATCCTGATTTTGAACCTGGACAATTAGCTAAATATGATAATTTCTTTTTTATAAAATGTCCAGACGGACATGGAGGTGATCATATTAAAAAATTCGAAATACTTGACGAAAACTGTCTTATAGAACAGGTGGATCCTATTTTTATATCGGTTATACCAGGTGTAGCAACTCCATTTGGTATTAGTTATACCGGCAATGGAATGTGTGCTAAAAATGATACAACTTTAATAATAGGAAGTGTAACATCAAGTATAGGTTCTAATTGGATATATGAAATAGATATTACTGGAAACCTAGCAAATCCTACGCCTTTATTTCAAACTAATGGTTTTGTTAATGGAGATATTGTTTACCTACCTTCTTTCGGAGCT